AAGTATTGGCTAATGTATGTATTGGTGTTCAAGGTGTGGGTAATGTATTCGCAAGCACAGGTAGTAATATCGTAGTTGGTTTAGGTACTGATTTTGCTAACATGGCCACAGGTACGCACTTATATGCACAATGGGGCAATGATGTAAACGTAGCAATGTTGTTAGGTACTACTACTTCAACTAAGGGTAACTTAAAAGTTGTTGTTGCTAATACAACTGTATCAGGCAATATTATTGGTACATCTGGTAATGCTCAAACATTGACAGCATCTACCCCAGTCGTATTCGATTCAACATTTGGTGGTTTAACTGCTGGCACAACATACTTTGTTAAAGCTATTGCCAACGCAGCAGCATTTACAGTTGCAGCAGCACCAGGTGGTGCAGAAGTTCAATTGACAGCAAATGCAAGTGTTACTGGTAATGCTATTCAAAATCGTGTTGTATTGAGTGCTGTATCAGCAAATAATGCATCAGGTACAACTGGTTACGGTGATGGTTTCGCTCAAGCATTACCAGAAGCTGGCTACATTGTTCGTCAAAAAGGCAAACAAAAATATCTAGTAACAGGTACAGTAACCGGCTTAACTGCACAATGCTATACTGCAAAACTTGCAAATACAGCATTGACTCCAAACACAATGCATATTATTGCTACTGATGCTGCTAGCGTTGGATACTCAGTACAAACATTATCTGACCACACAGTTGGATTGTTTAATACTGATTCTGGTCCAGTTGCTACAGGTAATATTGTTCTACCAGGACAACCAACTGGTACCGCAGGTTATATCAATACTTCACCGGCGTTTTCTACTTTCAACACAGCATACGCAGCTAATACATACGGTGGACAGCCTTACCCAATAGTACAAATTGGTAATGCTTAATCATGGCAACCGCAACAAGTAAGGTAAACAAAATGCAACCTGAAACTGAGATAGCTATACTTCAGTTCCAAGTTAAGAGCCTCGAAGATAAAATCGGGGAACTTAAAGTGGATCTGAGAGCACTACATGATACGATTGAAGCTAACGCAGAAGAAACTAGACAAATGTTGAAATCTATGCGTGAACAAGATGTCAAAGAGCATGGTGAATTGGCTAGTAAGATTTCAGTATTAGAGAAATGGCGCTGGATGATGATGGGAGCAGGCGTAATAGTCGGCTCGCTAGGATTCAATACAGTAGCAGCATTGCTAAAATAAAAAAGAGGCTTAGGCCTCTTTTTTTGTAAGTGTCTTTAGCTTTTCTTGAACCACATCAAAATTTACTGTACTAAATAATCCCGGATGCAATGGTTTGGGATATTGATTATCACCTACCCACGCATACCCACAATGTTCTTCATTAAGTTCAGGAACAAATTCATCACTTATTTCACAAAAGAATGTATGGTATGTGAATGTGTGATTGATAAATTTTTGTATAGGTACTAGTTTTGCATTAGTTGGAAACATTCCAATCTCTTCCGTGCATTCTCTAGCAATACCCTCAAAGAGAGTTTCATCATCTTCTATCTTGCCGCCCGGTATTCCCCAATTGCCTGGGTTTTTACTGTCAGTGCGTAATAGATAAAGGTAGCGATTTGTTTTATTACTATAAAAGAAAACGCCTGCGGATTGATTGCTCATACTATGATTTATCACAGTATTAGATGACGATAGAATAATCCCCTTGATCATACCATCCTTCAAATGATTTCATCCAAGAATGGTCTACGAATCTATATTGAACATTTGTAGTAAGATTAGTAACATATTCTAATGTTGTAGGAAGTGTAGCAACACTATCAAAACTAACGAACCATTGTCCAGTGCCTGCATTGTATTCAATAATGTCATTAGCAAATGCAACTAAATTACCCCATGAAACTGTACTGTCACCGGGAGCACCTATATTATCAACTATTAAATATCTACGTCCATTTATTGGTCCAGGTAACCCTGCATTTGGTCCTGTCAATTGTGGATTGATTACCCCATCAACTGGATCTAATGTATTTTGTGGCAATGTGTCTGGATCAATGTTGTAGATTAACAATCTATCATCATTTGGATTAGGAACAATTGTACCTACGATATCAGTTGTCATATATGGATTTTGTAACCAAATTTGACTAATGCCAGGTTTAACAGTTCCGTATACATTTAATACACTAGACCAATATATATCTGTATCGGGGTTTGGTGGTAAATCTAAATTGTTATTACCGGGATAGAATGCAATAGCTTGTGGTAATATTTGTAAAGTATTTCCAATTAACAATATCTTATATCCGTACGGGGTGATTTTTTGTCTAGTACCTAATAACAAATCATCATCTTGTATATCAGTTAGTGCATTACCTTTAAAAATCGATGCAATAATTTTCTCAATAACACCCATCTTCTTAAGTTTACTTGCTGTGCTAATCCAGATAGGCATGTAGAATTTCCATGTCATAACATCAATTGGATTACCTGTACCCACTGGTATGCTACGACTACTGAAAGTCAACCCATCTTGATATACAACACTCAATGAAGTCCAATCAATAAAGTTATCAGTACTTTGTATTTCTAATGCAGGGTTAAACAATGTACCTAATTGCTCAATCAATTGTAGTTTTTGATTATAGTTAGTAGTCCAAAAATCTACAGTGATTCTTAAGTTATAGGGTACTGGCATTAATCTTTCAATTGTAAATGCTTGTCCTTGTACTGTCTCATAGCTTTGTGTATCACTATTATATGACCGTTGGCGAACTTGAATCTTATCAATGAAGGTAGGATCTTGTGTTCTTTTTTGATCATATTCTAATGCACTAATATAATATGTTATCAATGGGGCGCTTGGTAGATTACTTGCGCTATTGTTAGCGATAATAGTACTAGCTTGTCTGCTGCTATCACCGTACATAACAGGAACACGAACTAATATTTCATTACCGGCTGGATCTTTGCCTTTAGTAACTTGCCAGTTACTGAATATTTTTGCAAATTGAATTAAAAATCTGCGTACCTGATTATCATAGAAAAAATCTGCCATTATATACTCTTTAAATTACTGGGGGCAACGGGTCAGGTGTCAATCCTAAAATAGTTGACAATGCTTGACGTTGCGGAACAAATGTTCCATCTGTAAGTTTTGTTTGCACTCTATTATTAATAAAGCCTGACTTCTGTGATTGATTAGCTTCAGTGAATCCAGTTTGTGTTCTTACATTCTGTGAAATTCTAACCCACAATCTACCGTCCCAACGATATAATAATTGAGGGAAGTAATCAATACGTAAGAAATAATCTCCAACTTGTGGATTTTGTGGGAAACTTATACCGGCACCAGTCGGCAATCCATTAGGTGCTTCGCCAGTTCCATCTAAATATCCTGTTGTATAACCAAAGCTACGAGGACTACTACGAGCAATATATTGGAATGCAGGATCACAATCTGCTCTCCAATCCATCTGTTGATTAATTGTTCCCGTAAAGCCCGGTGCTTCGGGATTAGCATCAGCCGTTGCATATGTATTATCAGCAGTACCGTATGGTCCAGTTATTGTCCCGCTTGAAACAACCGTTAAAATCTTATCACCTGATACCGGTCCGGAACCAGTGTCAGTTCTTTGTGGTGCTACTGTCATTGTTTCTAAATGAACAGTATTAAAAACATCTAACTTATCATAGCCCATGTCCGCAGTCATATCCCAAATACTTTTTATTGTTGATTTAGATATTTTGATTACTGGGCTAGGATTTTTGAAATTCGGATTGCGAATCATCATCACTGTGCCTGCTGTAGCAGGATTTGGTGCACCCAATGATGTAGCATTAACATTTATAGGCGGTGCGGGATTATTAATAGCATTAGATAATACACCATCACTTGAATATTCACCATACGTCGGTACAATATATAGATTGCTTCTGTCGTAACCTGCTTTTGGTACAAGGCGCTCGGCTTCACGTAATGCTGCATCATTAATTGCAATGTTTTGGTTATAAGTAGCAAGGATGTCTTTGAGATTATCCGCAGTATCTAATTGCCAATATGTAGGGTCAGGTGGATTAATACCAACTGGAACATCTATCAATGCTTTGTAATTTTTATCACCGTACGTAATTACATATCCTGCAGGATAAGTTTTATCTTTATCCCACAATCCTAGATAGGTATCTTGGTCGATTGGGGCGCTTAATATCTGACTAAATTCTTCACTATCAACTAATGGTTCACATTTGATACGCCATAAGTGAGGGAACCAAGTTGGACTAAAACCTTCGCTGGCATAATTAGCATCAGTAATTTGCATGAAACGTTTCAATGCTGTTGGTATAGTTTCTTTCAATGGATTGTAATCTAATAAGTGTGGTAATTCAATCACATCACCAACCATTAATTTTCTACCAATCAATTGGATCATATCATTGTAGTGAACAGTGATAAAAATAATATCGTTATTTAAGAACAACCCAAACTGACTTAAGTCAAAATCTAAATTCTGTACATTATAATGCCCACGCAAACGATAAATATTTGGGTCATATGTTCTATCACGGTTTTCTAAGAATAACAAATCTTGTATATTAGTAGGGGCTAATACATCATATTGAGGTTGTGTAGCATCTATCGATGGCCCTTGACTTGTCGGTCCCATATACTTATGTACATACAAATCCGTGGCACCTGCGGTAAACTGTTCTGATATCGTTCTATCAAAAAAGTTGTAATCGTTTGTTTTATTGGGACGCCAAAGGCTTAATCTAGGCATAGTTAATTCACTTTATTACTTATTTATCGTAAATACAGACGACGGCGTATTACCAAAAACTTGACATTAAATGGTTCTTGTGCTATAATACGTATTCAATTGAAACTTTGGAGTAATCAATGGCCACACGTAAGCATACAGACGATCATTTTGTAAAAGCACTCAACCCCCGAGATGCTGATACAAAGTATATGGGCGAAGAACCCTTCTTCCCTACACAGCCCGAACCCGAAGCAAGATTTTCAGCACTTGCCCGAAGTTTCACATGGTACACCCGATTCTATACTAAAAAAGACGCAAAAGAACTATTGTGTCAATATCTGGATTATAATAAACGCACTGACGAGGCCAAACAGATTCGTAAGGTCCACGAAAGCGAATTCATTATTACCTTGTGCTGGGTAGCACGTATGACAATGCGCGGTCTAGAATTGACCGAGCATGAAGAACTTAACCTTCAAAATGATATTACCCGATTAGTGAAATCGTTGACAGAAACCGAAGTAAAAACTAGCGCAACTAGTATTGTAAAAGAAGAAGTGGTTGCAACACGTCCTAACATTCAGGAAATTCTGAAAGAAAAGGCACGAGATGCCGCAGGTGAAATGGAAGGGATGATTGACGATTTTGTTACTAAAGGAAAAGCGTCAGAAAAGACAGTTGATATTGTAGCAAAATACAATGTCATGCCGCAACATATCCCAATCATTGTTGATATATGGAAGCGTAAGCAAGATGAATTCCAGCGTCTAAGTGATGGTGACGAGTCATTGAAAGAGGGTTATGCGTTTCTAGGTAAGATTCAGATTCGTAACATTCTGAAATTCATTGAAGGTGTGCTAGGTGACTTGAATAGTTACATTAGCATTAAGAAAGCAAGCAAGGCTCCGCGCAAACGTAAAGCGGTCCCTGTTGAGAAAATTGTTGCTAAACTAAAATACTTAAAGTTGTTCAAGGATGTTGCTACTAAACTTGATTTAGTAAGTGTGCATCCTACAAAACTTCACGGTGCAAGTGAGGCGTGGGTTTACGATACAGGTAAGCGCAAACTGCATCACTATATTGCTGACGAGTATAGCAAAGTGTTTAGCGTTAAGGGTAACACATTGCTAGGATTTGATGCAAATACTAGCGAAATGAAAACACTACGTAAGCCCGGTGAGCAAATCAAAGAGGTGATGGGAAGCAAGCCTGCGGCACGTAAGTATTTCAAAGATATCAAAGCAGTGGGAGCAGTCCCTAATGGACGCTTTAATGAGAATATGATTATTTTGAAAGCATTTTAAGGAGTTATTATGAGAGAGAAAATTATAGATTGGTGTGGTATACACCGCAAAAAGATTTGCTACACAATTGCAGGTCTTAATGTATTAAGCGGGTTAAGTTTAATTTATAGCGGACAAGATACAAATGGCTGGCTACAGATTTTTCTAGGGGGTGTCATTGCAATTGATACTGCAACAACACCATGAAAATTGATTTAAACAAATACCAAGAGTTTGTGGAAGCCGTTACTAGTCAACCTAGTAATGACTTAACTACGTTCATGGATACATGCGACCGATTGGATGCTAACTATGAAGTGTTTGACAGTGAAATGAAACATGGGCCCGATGTTAATGTCCCACTATTAATTACGGCATGTTTTGGTTTAGCAGCAGAAAGCGGAGAATTTATTGAAGTGCCCAAGAAGATACTTTTTCAAGGAAAAGCACTAAATGATGAAGCCGTTTTTCACATGAAACGTGAGTTAGGTGATGTAATGTGGTACTGGATTAATGCGTGTAGAGCATTGAACCTAGACCCTAATGAAGTGATTGCTGAGAATGTACGTAAGTTAGAGTCACGCTATCCCGGTGGAAAATTTGACGCATTTTATAGTGAAAATCGCAAAGACGGCGACTTGTAATACACAAACCATAGTGTTGCCTGATAAATAGTATTATTAGGTAACACTTATGTCAACATATCCAACTGCCAATCCTCTTTCTACCCCTTCTGGTCTAACATTAGATGAGTTAAAAGAGGGACTATTTAATAATCTTAGATTCCGTCTAGGTGACGGGATGATTGATATTGAATTGGATCCGCAACATTACGAAGCAGCGTACAATTACGCTATCAAGGTCTATCGTCAACGGGCACAAGCTGCTACGGAAGAATCTTATATTCTAATGACTATTGAGAAAAATGTAGATACATATACTCTTCCTGCTGAGTTTATCAATGTGCGTAGTATTTTCCGTAGAACAATTGGTTTAGAAACTGGCCCTTCAAGCAGTAGTTTTGACCCGTTCTCTAGTGCTATTCTAAACACATACTTATTGAACTATAATTATGCAGGTGGTATGGCAACATATGACTTTTATGCAGGTTATGTTGAGTTAGCTGCACGTATGTTTGGTGGTTATGTAACATACACATTTAACCCAGTGTCCAAGATATTGCGTATTGTTCGTGATCCAAAAGGATCTGGTGAGCGTGTATTAATATGGGCCGATGTACAAAAGACAGAAGAAATATTACTACAAGATCCGGGTGCTGGCGTATGGATTGGTGACTTTATTTTAGCTAATCTTAAATTGATGATTGGTGAAGCCCGTGAGAAGTTTGGTACTATTGCTGGTCCAGGGGGCGGCACATCATTGAATGGTACTGCTATGAAAGCAGAGGGCAAAGCAGCAATGGAATTACTGATTGAAGAATTGAAGAAATATGTAGATTACAGTCAGCCATTGACATGGGTACAAGGCTAATGAAAGCTAGTGAATTTATATTTGAATCAGAAGAACTAGATGAATATCGTGTAACAGACCGATATAATCCACAGTGGATGATTAATAGAGGCAATCATCCAGCTAAAAAAAATCTACCTATAATTCAAACTCCATTAACTGGCTACAACGTTAGATATTCACGGGACCTTAATGTACATGATTATTACTTGTATACTAAACCCGGTGATAGATGTATCGGTGCATTTTCAATTGAAGAAAATGATGATTTGCCTAGAGCAATAACAAAATTATTAGCACCCGGAGTTCAAGCAGTAATACCTCATATGGGTCTTGCACCTGAAGCGCAACGACAAGGTATTAGTACATTAGCATACTCTACCTTTTTGCGAGGTGGTCCTTGGGTTTTTGTCACAGAAGAACACACACTAGGAGCATCTAAACTTTGGGATTCATTAGTCAAAGGGGATGTTATAAGTTTATATGTGAATGGTCGTGGCAAAGTCATGGATAAACCCGACTCTACTAGTTACAGGCTATTGGGACCCCGTAGTAGATTCAAGTCAACCTAAACAGTTTATTTTGTGTTGCTCCTGTAGTATAATAAGTACTTCAGGAGCATTTTCATATATGATTATCGGAATTACCGGACTAATCGGGTCAGGCAAAGACACAATTGCCGACTATCTTACCACACATCACGGGTTTAAACGAGTTAGCTTTGCTGCCAGCCTAAAAGATGCTGTAGCAGCAGTATTTGGTTGGAATCGTGAATACTTAGAAGGTAGTACCAAAGCTAGTAGACAGTGGCGTGAACAGAAAGATCAGTGGTGGAGTAATCGGTTGAGTATGGACATTACCCCAAGATGGATACTACAATATTGGGGAACAGATGTTTTTCGTAATCATTTTCACAATGATATATGGGTTGCAAGCGTAGAACATAAGCTGTTAAACTCTAGTGAAGATGTTGTGATTACTGATTGTAGATTTGCTAATGAAGTAAACGCTATTAGAAACGCGGGAGGTGTTGTAATCAGAGTAAAACGAGGACCCGATCCAGTATGGTATGATATTGCAGTGGCATATAATAGGGAGTTGGGGGATAAAACAACACTTGATGAGTTGCAGATTCATGCCAGTGAATACAGTAGTGTAGGGTTGGATTATGATTATATTGTAGAAAACAACGGAACCATTGATGAGTTACATAAAACTATGTATGAAATAATCAATAGTCAATCTGTAGGTCACCACGACGCCAAGTAACTTCTTTCTTTTTAACAACCTCTATGCAGTTTAGACAGATGCTACGTAGATTGGATTGTTCAATATGTTCTAAATTTCCATCAACGTGAAACACAGTTATTTGTGTTGTAAATAAACTTTTAAATCCACATAAATCGCATGTGGATTTTTTCTTGTAACCACTCTTAGTCCAGTTAGCTTTGCGTGGTTTTTCCTTTACCTTTTTTCTCCCGCATTCATCACAGGTGCTTCTATAATGTGTAATTTCGTCACGCTTATAGTTTATAGCTGCGTGATTTTTGTTACAGTTCTTACAGATGGGGCGTTGTGTTAGCATAGTATATTTATGCTTTAGGACCTTCGAAGGTACGGTAATACCGACTTTTTTGAATTTATTACTAAATAATAGTATGCAATCAGGTAGTAAACCTCAAAATTTTACATAAAGGAAAAATAAAATGGCATTAACATCACCCGGCGTAGAAGTAACGATCATTGACCAGAGTCAATATTTACCAGCCCCAGGCGGAACAGTTCCGCTTGTAGTTTTCGCAACAGCACAAAACAAAGCTAATCCTTCTGGAACAGCAGTTGCTCCAGGTACAACGGCAGCAAATGCTGGTAAGTTGTATCAAGTAACAAGTCAACGAGATTTGGTAGATTTATATGGTGTACCATTCTTCTATACAACAACAGCAGGAACCCCAATTCAAGGATATGAATTGAATGAATATGGATTGTTAGCAGCATATTCATTATTGGGATCAACTAATCGTTGCTATACTTTACGTGCTGAAATTGATTTAGCTAGCTTAGTTGGATCTGTATCTCGTCCAACAAACGCAGCCGAAGACGGCACATATTGGTTGAATTCAACCACAAGTAGTTGGGGCATTTTTGAATGGAATGCAACTACTGCTGCATTTGCAGAGCAACAACCAATTGTTATTACTGACACAACTAGTATATCAGGTGGTGTGCCATTAAATAGTATAGGTAACATAGGTGATTATGCAATCAATGCTACAGTTGAATATCCAAGTTCAAACCTACAATATTTCTATAAACTTTCCAACAATACTTGGTCTGGTTTAGGAAAATCATCATGGTTCAATGACTGGCCAACAGTACAAGCTACTAATTCTAATCCAACTTTAACTACCGGTGATACATTTTTTATTGTAGTAAACAATCAATTTACAACTACTATTACAGTTCCAGCAGGACCAAATAACACAGCGTCCGGCGTTGCTAATGCAATTAATAGTTTGGGAATTACTGCTCTTACAGCAGGAGTAACATCAGGTAAATTATGTATCTATTCTGCACAACCTCAAGGTTTAGTAGGTGATGCAACAGGCAATATAGAAATTCAATCAAGTACAGGTACTGTACTAGACGATTTGGGTATTGCTGTACAAGTTTATTATCAACCTGCAGTTACAATAGGAACATCGGCTCAAATGCCACTATGGAGTTCAAGTCAATCAATGCCTCACCCTACTGGTTCAGTATGGATTAAACTTGGATCATCTGGTTTAGGTTATAATCCAGTTGTAACACAATATAGTAGTGCAGCTGGTTCATGGAAAACTAAAAATGTAACAATAACATCAAGCACATGGAGTGCTGATTCTACATTAGATGCAGCCGGTGGTGCAACTATTCCTAAAGGAACATTGATATCTTTATATCCTGGTTACAACACTGATCCACAAAAGACATTAACACCTATGTTTTTATTGGAAAGAGCAGTCACTGGTCCTACTGTAGCAGTAGGCACACAAACTAACTTTGCTATCAATTTAAATTATAGTTTATCAAGTGCGTTTATATATGTTCAAACAAGTATACCTGGTAGTGATAGTTTATCAGATTTTTATTATGTTTACATTCCTGACAATTGCACACCAACACAGTTTGTAACTTCATGGGCTGCTGCAGGAATAATGTATACTATGGCATCAGTAACAACTGATGGCGCAGTATTAATATCTCACACTGAAGGTGGCGAGATAATAATGAATGACATTATTCAAACAGCTGGTGTAAATCAAGGTTTTAGCGCAGGTATATTAACTCAATCTGGCTTTATATCTGGTACAACTGATTATACTATATATGGTCCTTCAGTTGATCAAGCATATGTTGTAGGTGATGATGCTACTTCTGGTACTGGTACTAATGCAGTTTTATCAATAGCTATACAACATGGATTGTATATATTAAATGGATCTGGAGTTGCAACAGCAGGTACCGGATATGCAGTTGGTGATACATTAACTATCAATGGAACACATTTAGGTGGTGCTACACCGGCGAATAATTTAATATTACGTGTTACGGCAATTACTGGTGTAAATCCTACAGGACCAATAGCTAACTTAGCTTATGTATCAGGTACCCCGGCATCTAGGCTTGCAACTCAAATTAGCAATTGGACAGGATTAATGTTTACTGCTAATGAAGGTGCGCCAGTTGGAGCTCCTAAAGATGGTCAAAATTGGTTCTACAGTACAGAAAATCAAGTTGATATTATGGTAAACACCACTAGTGGTTGGGTAGGTTATAAAAACATCAATTATGATACTACTGGCTTTCCAACTAGTAATGGTTCTAATACTACTGATCCTAATGGACCATTAATTAGTGCTAGTATGCCAATTACTCAAAGTGATGGCACACCATTAGTATACGGTGATTTGTGGATAGATACAAGTGATTTAGAAATGTATCCGATGATTAATCGTTGGCAAAGTGTTAAAAATGTAGCACAATGGGTAACAATCGATAATTCTGACCAAACAAGTAGCAAAGGCGTATTATTTGCTGATGCACGTTGGAGTAGTTCAGGAGCAATCAATCCGGTTGATGATCCTATCCCAACAATCACAAGTTTATTAACTAGTGATTATTTAGATTTGGATGCACCTAGTTCATCTACATACCCAGTCGGAATGTTGCTATTCAATACACGCCGTTCAGGTTATAATGTAAAAGCATTCAAAACAGATTATTTCACTGGTATGAATTATCCAAATGCAGGTGATTATAATCCGGCCGATCCTACTAACGATATGAATTTACCAGAATTCAGTTATACATGGGTAAGCGAAAGTGGTTTACAAAGTAATGGTTCACCATATATGGGTCGTCAAGCACAACGTCAAATGGTTGTTAAATCATTGCGTTCAGTAATTGATACAAATACTGATATCCGTGATGAAGATAACTTCTTCAACTTGATGGCAACTCCTGCTTATCCAGAATTACAACCTAACATGGTTGTATTGAATGCTGATCGCGGTGAGACAGGTTATATCATCGGTGACACTCCAATGAGATTGCCAGCTAATGCTACAGCAATTCAAGCATGGGCAACTAACGCAGCAGGTGCAACAAGCACAGGTGAAGACGGTTGTGTAACACGTAACACATACTTAGGTTTGTTCTATCCAAGTGGTATCACAAGTGACCTAAGTGGTAACTTAGTTGCTGTTCCTGCAAGTCACATGATGTTACGTACATTTATCAGAAATGATGCGGTAGCTTATCCTTGGTTAGCAGCAGCAGGTACACGCCGTGGTACAATTGACAATGCTACAAACATTGGTTATATCAATTCAACTACTGGAGAATTTGTAACTACAAAAACAAGCCTTGGTATACGTGATGTATTATACATCAACTTCATCAACCCATTGGTATTCTTTACTGGTGTTGGCTTGTTGAATTATGGTAACAAGACAAGTTTCAATAGTTCTAGCGCATTAGATAGAACTAACGTTGCACGACTAATTGCTTATGTACGTAGACAATTAACATTGGCAGCAAGACCGTTCGTATTTGAACCAAATGATGCATTGACAAGACAGCAAATTGCAGGTGTTGTTCAAACATTGATGGTTGATTTGAAGGCAAAGCGTGGTATCTATGATTATCTTGTTGTTTGTGACGATAGTAACAATACACCAGCTAGAATAGATAGAAATGAACTTTGGATTGATGTTGCACTTGAACCAGTAAAAGCTGCTGAATTCATTTACATCCCAGTTCGTGTTCTAAACACAGGTGAGATTAAGGGACTATAATAAACTAAGATAACCCCTTCGGGGGTTATCAGTTTATTTAAGATAAATAAGATTAACAGGAGAAACATAAAATGGCAACAGCCTCACAATCATTGTTCAACATGACAGTAGCATCTGATAATGCCGGTGGCAATCAGGGCTTACTAATGCCAAAACTACAATTCAGATTCAGAGTTAACTTTTTGAATTTCGGAGCAAGTGCAAGTACAGTAGAATTAACTAAACAAGTTATTGATTGCTCACGTCCACAAGTACAATTCCAAGAAATTACATTACCAGTATACAACTCAACAATGTACTTGGCAGGTAAAGCGACATGGCAAACAATGTCAATCAACATTCGTGATGATGCTTCAAATAGTGTGTCTAAGTTGATTGGACAACAACTACAGAAGCAAATGGACTTTGTTGAGCAAGCAAGTGCTGCTACAGGACAGGACTATAAATTCCAAACAAACATTGATATTCTAGACGGCGGTAACGGCACAAGTGCTCCTATCGTATTAGAAACTTGGGAATGCTATGGTTGCTTCTTGCAAACAGCAAACTACAATACATTGAATTACGGTACTAATGAAGCAGTAACTATTTCATTGACATTGCGTTTTGATAATGCAATTCAACAACAGGGTGGTACTCTTGGTGCTGGTGTTGGTGCAACTGTCGGTAGAACAGTTGGATCAATTGCTACTGGTATCGGAAGTTCTATATAATTAGAACTCTAATTATATAAATCTAGCATGTCTGGATTTTTTCAAGATGTACTAAAAGGGGCTGCCGAAACATTTTTTGGCAACCCTTTCCTACGGGATTACACTCACGCTAGTAAGACATTTCGTACTAATGCATATCAAAATGCACCTAAGTTTAAATACTTATTTCATGTCTATTTTGATATCACTCCTGCTGCTGCTGCACCGGATTCAAATTATGGCTTACTAGTAAAAACTGTAAAACTTCCTAGCTTTACATTTGATGCTGCTCATTTGAATCAATATAATCGTAAACGTATAGTACAAACAAAAATAAAATATGAAACAGTTGACATTACATTCCATGATGATAACGGTACAGCTAGTGGATCTCCGCTAGCAGGTGGAAGTATACGAAATTTATGGAAAGCATATTATAATTATTATTATGCTGATGGCAATAAACCGCAAGTTCAATTTGCAGGCAATAGAGGTGCAAAGCCTGGCACACAGGTTAGTGGTGGAGGTGCATTAACGTCAGCAACAGAAGAAACTTATTATTTAAGAAATCAATATAAACCCTCTATCACAGGAAATGATGATTGGGGTTATGTAGGAGACACTATTGATCCTTCTGGTGCAAAAATACCCTTCTTTAAAAATATAACTATATTTGGTTTTAGTCAACATAACTTTGTAGCATATACATTAGTTAATCCCATAATAACAAGATTTAGCCATGATACATATGATTATGCTCAAGGCGCCGGCACTATGGAAATGCAAATGGGATTAGATTACGAAACAGTAGTTTATAATGAGGGAGCCCTATCAGGAAAAGCACCAGGTGATATTGTTACTGGGTTTGGTGATCCTGGTACCTATGATAGAACACCTAGCCCAATTATGCGCCCGGGCGCAAATCAAAATATATTAGGACAAGGCGGCTTAGTTGACGGATTGGCCGGTACTCTGAATTCTTTTAGTAATGGTAATTATTTAGATGCTCTTAGAACAGCAGGTACAACATATAATACATTTAAAAATGCTGACCTATCAAAAATTGCAAAAGCAGAAATTACTAATGCAGCAGTAAATTACATAGAACAAACACCCAATAGAAATCAATTATTTTCTACCCCAGTTGCAGGTGGATCTGGTGGTTCAAGATTTAGTGCGTTGGGATCTCTTGTTCCTAGTTTAGGAAAACCATCTCCTCAACAAGTAGGACCAAATCCTTATGCGGGTCAACAACTTCCTAATGGACCTACTGGTCCCGGCGGTAAATAAAGAAAACAATCATGGCACAAATTATAGATAATCGCACTAATTTAGACAAAACAGTTAGAATTTTTGATTCTTTCTATTCATTTAACACAGTAGTCAATTCAGATGAATATGATATAGTACATTCATACTTTGTATCAGTATGTGATACTAAAAATATTGCAGCTAATTTCACTGCGGTGTTTTTTAGAGTAGCACAGGAGACAGGTGTGCCGGTATTAAATTTGTTGGATCAAATCAGAGGTACTAAAAAAATAGAAATGAACCAAGTCCTTGCTTACTATCTGAATAGTTTTAAAAGTAAAACTTCATTGTACGGCATAGCTAATATACCGAGACCAAATCAACCAGTAGCACGTAACATCGTACAATAATTATGGCTAATTGGGCACAAGGCATATACACTCCTAAAAACCCACACAAATATGTAGGGAAACATAACCCCAAATATAGATCGGGTTGGGAATTAACTTTCATGACCTTTTGTGATACACACAAAAATGTAACTCATTGGGCCAGTGAATCAATGTCAATACCCTATCGTAGTCCACTTGACGGCAAGGTGCATAATTATATACCTGACTTCTTTGTTGTTTATCAAAACAAGTATGGAAAAGCAATTGCTGAAGTAGTAGAGATTAAACCCAAGAAACAAAGTTTAATAGAAAGTCGTGCAGCAAGCGCAAGAGATAGAGCAGTAGTTGCGGTTAATCATGCGAAGTGGGCTGCTGCTACAGCATATTGCAAAATGCAAGGTTTTGCTTTTAGAGTCATAACTGAGGATGATCTTTTTAGAAATGGTTCACGAAAGTAACTAAATACTTTTATGACAAAAAAGCTAGAGGAATTATTCGAACTACCCCAAAATGAAATAGACACTTTGGCTAAACCGACGCCAGAGAACGCACAAGAAATTACCACTGAAGCATTAGACAGTTTATCAAAAATAGAACAAGCATTACCACAAGTACGTGGATTAGAAGCTGCTGATGATGAGATGGATTCATTAGCTGAGATGGCCACAAGCAGCTACAAAGATTTAATTGACTTAGGAATGCAAGTTGATAGTAGATATGCTAGCGAGATATTCAATGTTGCTGGAACTATGCTAGGCCATGCTATTACAGCAAAAACTGCTAAACTAAATAAGAAGTTAAAGATGATTGATTTGCAACTAAAAAAAGCGCAATTGGATCAAAAAGCAGCATCAAAAGAAGAACAGATTGAAGCTACCCCATTGGGTGAAGGTAGGGCTCTTGACAGAAATGAACTGCTTAAGATGTTGGCACAGAAAGAGAATAAGGATTAATCTATGCACAGGGTAATCTAGGCTCTATGTGTAGGGGAGATAGGAAATCGGTATCCGAATGGAAAATAGATAATAAATGATAAATAATATATACAGGAATAAAAACATGCGAAGCCTTAAACATTTTATTGTTGAAAGTATACACACTTACAAGTATACTATCAAAATTGCCGGCACCATTGACAAAGAATTTTTAGATATGTTTAAGTACAATCTAAACAAGTTTGACCCAGTGGAAATCAGTGAACCAAAAAGCACGCCAATACAGAAATCACCATACGGATTTCCTAATTTAGAGAACGAAAGTGTGACATTGATTAAAGTTGAGTTTAGATACCCAGCCACAGAACCAATGGTACAACAACTTGCTCAACTATTAGGTTATAATGTTAACATGGTGCGTATGGTATCAACACACTTTGATGATAGCATTGACAGTGAAATGGCCGGCTATGAAAATGAAATGAAAGATAGCCCATTGCTTGACAAAGAACAGATGGGTGAACAACCTGATGCCAAAGAAGCAAGCAAAGCATATGGAGATTCATATCTAACATCAATCAAAGACCAAGCTAAAAAATCTAAGATTGACATTCCATATGCAGGAACAAGAACAAAAGATGCGTTTGATCCGTTCAAGCCATATTTAGATGATAAGAAGTTGGGTGATAAGAGCCCAATGAGTACTATAAAGATGCCACCGAAGCCAAAGACTGGCGCAGCATATAACCGTTAAGGAAAAGAAAAATGGATATTAGAGATATATTAAAATCATTCGACAACCTATCAGAAGCAACAACTACTAATGATAAGGGCACAGTTCACAAAGCAGATCCAGGTGGTTATGGCAATAAACACGGTACTGATGATGTTACTGATCAATATGGTAAACCAGTTGGTCGTGTAAGTTTAGGTAAACTTGGTGCTCAAAATGAACCAAAGCGTGGCAAAGGTCGTCCACCAAATCCTGACAAAGCAAAAGAGTATGATAGCACAGCATTAAACAAAGCAATGGGAATAGGTAAACCACCTAAGCCAACAGGCAAGCCTAGTGTTAAGCATAGTTTAAAAGAATATTTTGATCAATTAGATGACGCATTAAGTGAAGCTGATGCATACACAACATCTCCCATGACAGGTGCAGTTGCAGTTAAAGATGCTACTGGCAAAGTTGTAGCAACAGCAAAAAATCCACAAGCAGCAGCTGCCTTTCAAAAGGGTGATATTACCTTAGGTAGCGGAGGAATGACTGAAGATCAACCAAACGGGTCGGTACCCGATACTGCTAGAATTAAAACTGGATTAGACAATCTTAGGGGAGGAATGAACCTCCCCGGTGGTCAAACACTTGATACAACTAAATTAAGCAGCACATTAGCTGGCAATAAATTAGGACAAACATTTGATACTGTTTCACAAAGAGAAATACAAAAACTTTTGCCAGGGATTACAGCAGCATTATCAATTCCTAACACCGCTGGATTAATTAGACAGGCTATTGTGTCCGCTCAAAAACAGCAAGCACAACCTACACAATCTCGACCAAATACAGATCAAAATAAATTAGATGAAATCAGTCCGCAGCTTGCTACAGATGTGGCAGCAAGGCGCTATACACAAGCAGATCAATTGGCTTGGGGTAAAAATTTTCCCGATGCTTATCATAATGATCCTCGTGTTGCTGCTTACCAAAACAAAGGAACTGCCGCTGCAAATTACGCACAAAAGCGAGGCGCGACCGACAAGATGTTTGGAGCGGCACTGGATAAAGTACAAGCAGGTCCAGCGGTGCCAATGAAGAATATAGCTAATCCGCAAGATATCAATTGGGTAAAGGATTCAGTTCATATAGATGCTATCACTGACTTAGCTAGTGCCCAAAAAGAAATTGCTGACTATGCTAAACATCATCAAGTAGATCAAGCTACCCAAAAGGGAATGTTAGATGCAGCAATGGCAGCACTAAAAGCCAAAGGTGTAGCAGAAAGCGGAGATATCGGCAAGCACAATAATGCTAAGACATTAAGCAAGATGCACGAATCTTACGGTATGATGGAAGCTGGTTCTGGTGCTTTAGATTGGAAGTCAATGATTAATGCTAACGCAAGTGTTGGTGAATTACGAGATATGTTTGAAAAATATAACCTCCCTCGCTCTATTGCTGATTTTCTTGAATATGCCAAAGATGCACGAAACTTAGGTCAGGCTATGCAATATTTTGACAAAAAAAGTTTAGAAGATGAGGACTATGGCCGTCGTGTAGATAGAGAGTATGGCGGAAATGTATCTAGTGGTTATTATCAATTGCAAGATTTAATGTCAGAACAAATGGAAGAGGCAGAAGCACCACAACACTTTGCTCAATCAAGTCCACTAAGTACTGCTAATCGCGGTGTATTAGAAAGCAAGAAGGGTGTTAATCCTTTTGCTAAGAAAGATGACAAGACAGCAAAGAAAGATGACAAGGCTGAAAAGATTGGCAAGGAAGTTACTAAAGATATAGAGAAGAAAGGTGCAGCACCTAAGAAGGGTG